GTTCCATATAGTTCACGAACCTAAGCCGTTTGCGCTCCTTTCGATTGCGCCCTTCAGGCCAAGCCTCAGCTGTGATAGAAGCCGACAAGGATGCCGGGACAGTCCACGCCCTGTCCAAGCCTCCAGGTAGGATCTGCAGCCAAGATCGAGGCCCTGCAAGGTCATCCAACACCCGTACCGCATACCTATCCACCTTGGGAAGTTCAATATCCTCCATATTGAAAACCCTCGGATGACGACACCTCTTGTAGTGGTGACAAGGAGGCATAGGAAAGATATGCATCTGTTTCGAAGAGAATTCTCGCACCTTGGACCAAAACCGGGCACGATACCTACTCATTCGCCAGATCCATTTACGGGTGTCGCAAGGGCCTAGCATCAGGGCCAAGTCGCGAGATTGGACCGATACTAGACGCCTTTCGACCTCGTCGGCACTGGGGAGAAGTCCCTCAACCCCTTCGGGAAGCGTTCGGGATGTGTAGAACTTGTAAGAGTGCTCGAGTGCAGACGGAGGCTCCACCAAATCGCCCCACTGAACAGGCGGGCGGTCAGCAAGATTTGACCAATGGCGCTCATCATACCACTCTGCCAACTTGGCAGTGCGCTGAAAGGCATGAACCATACAAGACGAGATCTTCTCGTACGATCCATTGATCAATCGGCAACCCGCCCCGCCAAACTCACGGGGGAGATAGGTCGGAAGTCCACATCGAACACTCCAAGAACGAAGTCCTACACTTGCGAAAGAGAGAGCTCTGACGAGGCCAGGATGTTGCTCAAACACAGCCCCCAAACGATACCAAGTAGGAATCTCGGGATCGTTGAGATCAGAAAGAGGCGCATCCGTATGTCGCATGGACAAAGGAGAAAATGACGGGAGGAGCGCGACTCCATTACCGAACACCCCACTGAAAGACCACAAGTGCCCATAAGTGGTTTTCTCTTCATTCACACGCACCTCGAGAGACTGCAGGACGGAACGGAATGTTACCACCCAGAACTGTGGAGCGGCGGCCAACAGATCATCTCCGTTGACCATCGCATCGATCGACAATCCCGTTAGTTCATTCGTTCTGTCAACGGCGTATAAGTTGAGACAATTGAGCACAAACCACGAAGAAGGCATACCCATAAGTATACCTTTCTTAGAGACATACGAACCATGGCTGTCAGTAAGATGAGCCGGACCAAGAATGATACGGAACATCTCATGACAGGCAAAGTTCATCTGCTCCGCAGAGGGATACAGTCCCTTAATCCCTTCGAGTAAAGCCCACCCGAACCAGAAAGGCATGTAATCAGTGGCACAGGACAAGTCGAGAGAGAGTACCCCATAACCCTTCTCAAGACCTGCTCTAACTAATGACACACAATGTGACGACCTCTCCGAGGACAGTGAACGTGACACCCGACTATCCTTCCAGAGCATTGGAAACACCAAATGCCTGAAATAGTGAGCCCAAATAAGAACCGGTGTATCCAAAGGAGTAACCACACGGACTTTTGGACCCTTATCGGGAACCACTACAACACGACCACGGAGAACACGACCTTGCAACCGCAAAGGCAATAGTTCCGTATAAGAGTTACGCAGAGCTACCCACGATCGAGTAACCCGGGCAAGGTCGTCCGAATGAACATGAGAAGATATTATGGGGGGGACCACCAAGTCACCCTCCAAATAAGGTCCCACTTCACCCAAGAAACCACCTTGCGAAACCATCGAATTCAAAGTTGCACCTGTACCGAGAGGTAATTCAAACAACCCTTCAGATACACGGTGCTTCTCGACCCAACTGCTAGACCAAGTTTCAACCTGACTGACAATCTTACGAGACACAGGCCGCTGAGACGAAAGAAGCCGAGACCGCAACTCAAGCTCATGCTCCTTCGTATCGCCGGGACACCGAGGAAGCGCGCGAGGCAGGGTTTGGAGTGAGTGCCAAGTCTCTTGGACAGAGTACCGAAGTACAGGGCCCAACGCACAAACTAACTCCCAAAGAGGGGACGGTTTCACCTGACAAATCTCTTTGACATGCAAAGCAGCACCCCTCTTCCCACCACGCAACCACGCATAATAAATCCCCAATACGACGGTGAGCCACAAGGACTCGACCATACGCAGGTTCCTATACGTGATAACTCCCTCACCTTCTGACTTCAGCTGGTCGAGTTCCACGAAACGACGCTTGTCACCGGCCACGCGATCTTTCGAGGCCGGAACAAGCGAGGATCCCAAAGAGGCCCACAAGACCCTAAGGATATCCCATAACTCTCGAGGAGGTCCCCCAAACCGACGAATCTCTTCTCTCTTCCGAGAGACTGAGATAGCAACCTCAATCTTCTTCCGAGAAGAAAATGTCCGAAGGCAAGAGAGAAACGGAGTATTGTTCAAGTGTCGGGCATATCTCTCTTCCCACACACGAACTCCTCTCCACTCAACCAGTGGCGCAACAATGGCCCGCGCGTCTGGGAGGAAACAACCCCCAGCCGCGGACTCGCAAACATTGTTGCGGGGCTTAACCCGCATGTGAATCAAGTACTCATACGAATCACGCCGAGGCAGGAACGGATCAACCAAAATCCGCCTGCATGCTCTCCTAATCGCACCCGGAACTGAGGAGACAAACATCCACAGGACCGCAAGCACAATTAATTTGGGGCCTACGGGCCCCAACCGGTGAGCACGCTCACCGGGGATGTT